CCACCGAAACCCTTTTTGTGTTTCCTTGGATCCGAGTCTCCTATATCCAAGTACTTAAGAAAAGTTGAGTCAGGATCCGTTGCTAATCTCCTTGCTTGACTCAGCATTCCTCTTGCTGATGTGTTTGCTTTTGATAGTTTCTCTGCCCATATCATGTCTTCTAAATTCACTTCTTGACTTGCTGCAATAGATTTGCAAATACCTTCTAACCGAAGGCGATATTGGGTAGATAACATATGTTAATGTGTATGATTAATATGATTTATACTACTTCTAAATTAGGAGGGTGGTTGGGTTTCTGTTTGCCAACAATACAAGGGCATTTCTACAGTTTAGAAATACTTGTATGCCTGAGACCTTCTTGGTTGAGAAGTTCTACCCTGCGGTAGCGAGCACCACCTCTGTCTCATCACCTTAACCAGACCAATGCCAGTAAGTTTATTCAGTCACACCCATTGTTGCGTCCAACAAATATATTATAGCATAAAAAAAGAGGGTGTCAACACCCTCCTTAAAAGATAAGCAATAATGCTTATTAGTCATAACGCATCATTGTGTACTCGATTGTGCAATCCCAGTACTGCCCAAGTTCAAAAAATTCTTTTTTGATCCTAGATTCAATATCAGTTTGCTCCCACTGTTCTTGTTGAGCACGATTTCTGCAAAACAATGGCATAAGTGCCTTTTTCTTTTGCTTATTTTTCATTTGCTTAAATGCTTGTTCAATACCAGTATCTGTCCAAGATCTTAACTGTCTTGGTTCTAATACAGCATACTCCTTATAGATTTCCATGTTTTCGAGTGAACGAGCAAAAGCATGTAATTCACCTGCAGTATAAGTTCTTAATGTTTCTCTACGACCACCGACATCCTCACGATTAGAAATCCACTGTCCAACAGTTGCTCTTGAAACATGAGGATACCTATTACAAAGTGCCTGTAGTTCTTCTTCTGGTGGTTTTGGATCTAATCCTTCCTTTGCACGGTCATCCATTATCTGATAGAGTTCTTTTTTAACATCAGTGTCATGAACGTCTACCTTCTCAACAGGTAACTTATTAAGAAGATTACCTATCATTAAAGAATGTGAATCCTTCAATCCTAGTTGTTGATCAAAATCTACGATGTATCCATCCATTTCATCTTTCCCTAATCGATACGCCATTTCAGCACTATGGTTACCATTGTTAATCTTAAGAAGACCATCAGGGTATCTAAGCATAGTAAGAGGTTCAAGACCAGACTCATCTCCAGTTTTTTGCATTTTGTTAACAGCACGATTGATACGATCAATGTCTCTGTCTTGGTCTCTTACTTGAACACGAAGTTCTCTGATGGGAATGATTTCACCATCATATGTCGTTTCAAAATACGGATCGAGTTTGATTTTTGTTTTTGGATAATTTCCAGATTTGATTTGATCTGCTAGTGCTTCAACATCTTTTGAAGTAATTTCGTTTGGATTAGTCATTTAATAGTTTTAGTGGATTAATTATGATTAATAATATCATTGTACCATAAAAAAAGAGGGTGTCAAGCACCCTCTAAAAATTAATTGTAATATCTTAATTACATTAGGTTTGCAACCTGTACTCTTCTGTAGTACTTATTGCTGTTAGCAGTAAGTGCACCAGAACCTTGAGTAAGTCCCTGAGCGAATGGGTTAGATACCATACCGTAACGAGTCTTGAAACCAATTTTTGGTTGGAAGGTGTTAGGGTTGATTGCTCTAACTTGCTGTAATGGAACGTAAGGACAGTAGAATAATCCTGCGTCATAAGGTGATGTACCTTTGTATCCAGTAACATAGAAGTGCTTGTCTGCTACGTTTGCTGAATATGGGTCAACATAAACCTTGATGCGTCCGTTAAGTGTACCAACAAGAGTTGATGAAGTATCGTCTACACCAGTTAGAGGGTTGTTACCCTGTAGTCCTGGAGCGTAGTCTAGAACTCCTGCCATACCTAGAGCAGATGCAACGTCTGCAGAGCAGATCATGATGTTGCCCTTCCCGCGACGAGTTTCCTGTCCGATAGCGTTAGCGTCTCTTTCAATCTGGAATAATAGTCCCTTGAACTTCTCAACTGACCATCTACCATTTGAGTCAACGTCTAGGTCGAAGATACCTGCTGTTGCAGTATTGTTCTGTGCACCTTTAACAGCGTTTGTGTAGATTGTTCTAACAACTTCTCTGTTAATTTCAGCAAGGATTTCTGTTGACAGAATGTTTGACAACTCTTGCTCGGCATCTAGACCATGAATCGCTTTCAAGTCCTGAGCAAGCTCTATGCTGTACTCTGCCTTTAGTGCTCTTGCCTTCGCTGTAACGGTAACTTTCTCGATTGAGAAACCCATTTCTCTGAAAGCAGTGTTAGTAGCACTGTCATCTAACGCTTCAACAGTTGATGTTGACATACCTGCAGCGTCACCAGTCTGCTCATAAGTACCTGCAGAGGCATCGTTAAGAACAGCAGGGTTGTTACCTTCTGCGTCGTTGTTTGCTGAACTTGAGGCACCTGGATCGTAGGATGTACCTGCGCCACCAGAGAAACCTGCGTTTGGTTCGTTGAAGAATGCTTCATCGTAACCTGATGCGTTAGGATCTCTTTCGGAACCGTAGTTAGTTCTCATTGCAAAGATAAGTCCTGTAGGACCTGTCATTGGTTGAACACCTGCAATGTCATATGCAATAAGCATAGGCATTGATCTTCTGATCAATGAAATTAGAACAGGGTCGAAACCTGCAACTGGACCTGTTGCTGTAGAAGCACCAGTGTATCCTGTTGTTTGTAGAGTCTCAGAAAGGATTTGACCTTCTTCGATCTGTGCTTTTTCTTGGTTTTCTAAGAGTTGTGCAACAACACCTTTCTTGTAAGTGTCACCGATCTCAGGGAGAGCGTCGTGATTCAGAACGGGTGCCCACTTCTCTTGTAGTTTTTGTACAGTCATTTGTACCGTTATCTCCTTTTGAAGTAGTAATTTTGTTTAATTATTTGGACCAACGAGCGATTGCATCAACGTATTTCGACATTGTGCCACTTGTTGTAGATTCGACTAGAGGTGCAGATCCTTCTTCGGTGGGTTCCTTCGCTGACTCAGCGATCTCAGCCTTCCTAGTGAAGTATGATTCCTTAATCGTTTCGACTTTCTTACGGAAGTCTTCTTCATTTTCAAACTCAACACCCTCTGCTAATGATGCTAACTTCTCCTTTTGGGTTTCTGCTAGTCCAGTAGCGCATTCGTTCACGATTTCCATTTTAACAAACTCTCCAATTCTCTTGTTCAAAGATACATTGGTTTCGACTGTTTCGTTGAGTTTCTTTTCCATTTCATCTAACTCTCCAACCATACCGTCAAGTAGATTGAATTTTTCCTCAGGCACACTGAAGTTGTGCTCTAAGAAAAGCTCTTTTAGACCGTTGAAGAATGATTCACTCATCTCAGTCTTAATACCGTGCTCGACTTGGAGACTATTCTCTTTCATCCAAGTTTCAGCAGCATAAGATAAGTAGTCATCAACCTTCTCGGCTAATTCTGTTTTGATTTTCTCTACCTCTTCGGTTAGAGATTCTTCAAATGCTTCTTGCAACGCTTTTACTTCGTTGTTCACTTTTTCTGTGACCACTGCCTCGAAGATCGTTACTGCTTTTGCTCTGAATTCCTCTGAGAGGTCTTCACCAGAGACAAGAGCGTCAACATCTTGAGTAAAGTCGTACTTGGTTTCAGTGATTGCTTCTTCTTCATTTTCTGCGTCCTCCATTTTAGCGGATGCTGCACTAGGTTTGGTGGATAAAGATTTAGATCCTTCGTGTTTTACTGCACCTGCAGCAGAAGCACCTGCATTCTTCGTTCCTTTCGCACCTTCCATGGAATCAGTGTCAACAGAGATAACTTTCGCAGCACCACCTTTCGATGTATCGATTGGTTCGCCTGGTTTTGCATCTTTGTTAACCGCAGTTTTAGATTGGGTAGTGCCTTCGGTCACTTCTTCCATATCATCAAGATTTTTTTCGAGGGTCTCAGCCATTGTTTGAACTCCGTTTTGCTTTAAGCGTTGTCTGTATTTATTTATAAATCAAAGACTCTTTAAAAACTTCTCAAACGCGGAAACCTTGCGTTCTTGTAAGTTTATCAGAGTTGCTTGATCTATTTCGTCTTTGATTTGTGCAACAGCAGACTCTTTAAGTATGCCATTATCCCAAATCCATTCTTTTCCTTCCATAATACCATCCACAAATGCGTCAGGTGCTGAAGGATCTGCAACAATATCTGCTGCAGTTGCGAGCATAAAGTCATCCATAACGACATTACAGTTCTCTTCCTTACGGATTGAACCCATGCCACGGGATGATACTCCTAGTTTTACGCCCTCGTCTAGCAGTGACTTGGCGATTTTACCTGATGGTGTATCAAGTAACTTTGCTTTACCAATAAAGTTATTACCTTCTTCTTTCAATGAAAGAATCTTGTGTGAAACACGGTCAAGGTTGATAGACGGACCATCAGGATGTCCTAACTCTCCAAGGGCACGCCCTTTTTGAATGTAGTTCTCGCTGTATTTAGCGACTTCGTTCTGTAAAGTCTTGAATGGATACATTCTGTTATTGCGGTTTTTGATTTCCGCTTGCAAGAATACACCTTCAATGAAGTAATTCTTCTTGCCATCTTTCTCTTCAGCGAGAAAGTCAACATTTGTAATTTCTTCAGAGATCAGTCTCATCTTTTGGTTCCTCTATTGGTTCTTGTTCAGCAGTAGGTGGATCAATGGAAGAAGGTGCTGTATCAACAGGTTCTTCTTCTGAGGTTTCAACATTACCTTGTGTTGGTTCTGGTGGTGCCTCAGTACCGTCAGGTAGATTATCTGCAACTTCATCTGCAGCATCCTGTGCGGTGTCACCTAAATCAAATCCCATAGTCTTTGCAAACTCAAGTTTTCTTGCTTGAATTGCATCATATGCTTTTGCTGCTAAAGCATCTTGAACTGAGTCAACTGCTTTTGCTTTTTCGTCGCCAAAGATTTGGTCAACGATTTGTTTTGCTTGGTCACTTGCCATAATAACTCCTACTGTATACTATTTAGCATTTAGATCTCCCCTCTGCGTGCGTCGCTAGGTTCAACCTGCGGAGCATCACCGTTTGGTGCTCCATTTACGCCCTCAGGTGGGGCTGCATTAGGATCCATAGATGGATCCATTTCTGCTGCAGGATCAGGTATAACACCAGATTCAAGTTCAGATTCAATTTGCTTGTCAATTTCTTTGATCTCCTGTGCAGTTTGTTTTAGAACCTGTGTTCGTATGTACTCTACTGAGAAGTACTTACCAACATAAGGATCCATTACATTGACTTGATTCATTCTTTCGTTACGGATCTCAATCTCCTTGAGTTCTGTAAAGTAGTTGTCAGCAATGTAATCATATTGGATATGCTCTTTCATATCCTCCCACTCTTCAAGTGAGATAACACCTTTCAGAATGAGTTGAGTTTTTAAAAGATCATGGAATAGTTCACTGAATCTCTTGCGGAGACGTGCAATGAACTTCTGAAACTTTACTTCATCTCTAGTTATTTCTGCAGCACGACCTATGTTAAAGGTAGTTTCTGTTTCTAACCTTGAGGATGGAACATTGAGTGCCTTGTAAAGTTTCTTTTGGAAGTACTTGACATCCTCAAGTTCTCCAAGATTTTGTCCACCTGGAAGCGTAGTGATCTCAGTTCCTCTCCCGCCTTCTCTTCTGGGTAACCAGAAGTCTTCGAGCATGGACATAAATTTTTTGTCATCTTTGATTTCTCCAGTGTTGGCATCATAGACTAACTTGTTTCTGTACCTACCCATAACTTCACGAAGGTATTGCTCCGCTTTGTTCTTAGGTAAGTTACCAACGTCGATATAAAATATACGACGTTCTGGTGCTCTACTCAGTCGGTAGATAACCAGAGAGTCTTCGATCATACGGAGTTGATTAACTGCCTTGATCGCTTTGTGTAGGTGCGAAAGCACCATGTTTTTATTGAGATCCTGTATACCAGAATGACAATAGGTGATTGAATCAGGTGCAATTTTCATACCCTGATTACCTGCATTCTTTAATCCCTTAGGATTATAGAGATAATATGATGCTGAAGATGTTGTAAGTTGCTGATTAAGATCTACTTGACCTTGGAGTTGTTGCGGTTTTTTCGCTTCATACTCAGTAACTTTACGAATCTTGCGTGGATCGATATATCTTAGTTCGCTTAAACCTGCGCCAGGATCGGCAGGATCTATTACCTTATGATAGAATAATCTACCGTCAACATACCAACGACGGAAGATCTCATAAGATCTGTTATCGAAGTCAAGGAGACGGAGTATTTCATCAAACTCGTCCCGCATTAACTTTTTAATTTTATCTGATACTTTGAGATTTGATAACTCTAGTTCGACTGGTACGTCATCGAAGTTACCACATATCGTCTCGTTGACGACATCATCTACTGCACTGTCACATTCTGGTTGGAGAACCATCTCACGATAACGTGTGATTAGTTCATATTCATTACGAATAGTCCCATCAAAATCAACAGAATAC